TCCAAGAACTCCGAGTTCCACTCTCCTTCATTTAAAGCAATCGCTCCGTGTTCAAAGCGTCCTTGTAACGCTGCAACAACCCTGTCGATCTTCTTTTTATTTCCGTGTGTCAACTCTTCAACTCTGAAGAATCGACTCCGTTGTCTCATTAAGTCTGATAGCGGTGACATGATTGCCTGTCGTGCAATCCCTTTTTCAATCCCTACCGACACTGGATCATAGTGTTTTACTGCTTCAAATATTTTGTTTGCAGTTTGTTCAAAGGTCCATCGCCCACTGATAATATCAGCAACCCACCAACCATGTTCAGAGACTTTAACAATTGCAATTGCTGTTGAATCCAGGCGTTTTGTTTTATTCTTCTTACCGGCTTCTTCAAAACCTGCTAAGTCGATAGCGATGAAGTAGTCACCGATATCCGGTTCTTCATCATCAAACTTAACCCAAGACTCTTTAAATATCTCACTTCCAAGCGCTTCAAAGCTCGCCATAAACTCCTGACGGAATGCGTATGACGACATTGACTTTTTAGCAACATCGATCTCTTCAGGATCAATTAATGGGTTGTCTTAGGATGTGAAGTGCCAAGAACGGTAGGTATCATCATCAGCGAGTTCAGCGTACTTGTAAAGCTCGTAGAAGTGATTTCGTCCTTTCGGTGTCCCAATAAATAATGCATGGCCTTTTTGGTCTGCTAACGCAGGACGAAGTACCTCTTCCCACACCGATGGTTTCATATCGGCATATTCGTCAAGCACCAAGAACTTTAAAGATACACCACGCATTGTATCCGGTCTGTCAGAGCCTTTTAGCGAAATTGTCGATCCATTGATCAACTTGATTTGCATATTATTGACGTGTTTGTTTGTGATGATAGGATGTGCTAATTCTTCTAACACACCCCACATAATGTCACGAGCCTGACCTTGAGTCGGTGCAACATAGAATACATGACCACGATCAGACTGTAATGCATTCAGGATTAACATCCAAGCAGCCAAACGTGATTTACCACAACGCCGTCCTGCTGCAACAACTTTAAAGCGCTCTGGTGACGCATAGACTTCTTGTTGCCACGGTAGAAACTCTACCTTGAGATCACTCAAGCGTTACGCATCCAGTTTTCTAATTCAACACTCCGATTACCGACTTGGTTATACCAACGTGAATCAACCATCTGATTTGCAGCTTCACTGTAATTATTTTCAGTAACAGCTTGTATCATTTTTTTGAACTTGCCCAGTCTTGTGCGCCCAAGATTAAACGCCATATTGACCAAGACACGAATGCACTGATTGGAATAGTTGCCAAGATCACCAAAAAGAATTTCAACATCGTTTATTGCATCTTCTACATCAGATTGAAAAGCATTGTCGATACGTTCTTTTTCAACCGGTGTACCGACAGGCCAAGTATATTCAGGGTCATCAGCTTTTACAGCATGACCAATACCAAATGTCGGTATTCCTTCAGAGCATAGATAGATTTCTTCTTTGTACCCTTCGTGCTTGATTAAGTCCTCTTTAATCTGTTCAATCAGATTCTGGGGTAACATCGATGATCTCTCCTTCATTTTCTTCTGGCCCACCGACAATTGTGGTTTCACCTCCAACACCTGTGATAGTGATAGAGATTGCATTACGTCCACCAGTTGCTTTATCTTTTTCAAAATAAGACAACGGTAATATTCGATCCATACACATTTTCAAAGCAGCCATCTGACCTGGATGCTCATCATCTTGAGCAATGTTTATTATTTTATTGATGACTTTATCGCCTGATGTAGCCAGAAGACGGGCCTTGAATTCATTAATTCTTGCAGCGTCACCTGGTGGCCTACCTCGAATACCTCTGTTACCTCGCTTCTTAGCTTCTACATCAGTCTTTTTAGGTCTACCACGCTTACGCTTCGGCTCTACTTCGACTATTTCAGTCTGTATCGTTTTTTCTTCGGACATAATACTGTATGTTTATCCAGTTGTTGCAGTATTCTAGCAAAAACTGTGCCAAATGTCAAGCCTTTTCTTAATTTATGTTACTTTATCACTTGACAAAACACTTTTTTAGTTAAATCAAGAGTTTAGAAGTTGTTTAAGTGTGTTTTGTAAGGGCTTGATTTAGTTGATTTAGTTGATTTTACTCTTTTGCAAGCTTGGATGCCTACTACAAATATTTTAAGGAGTCAATCACCCCTTCCCCGTCACTAAATCAGGCCCACTTCAGTCTAAACCAAACTGCACAGCCTGTCAAGTTATACTTTAGTCTAAGGCAGCTTGTGCAGTGCAGCATAGTCTGCCCTGGTTATGGTGCAGCGCACAAAGTCAATACTACTTTAGTCTAAGGCAGCTTGTGCAGTGCAGCATGTTACGTTATAACATAACACTAAGCAGGAACTATGCTAACTCTATCAGTCTGTTTAGAACTAAAAAGTCTAAAAAAGTTTGTGCTACAGCTTGACAAAGTGTGTGATAGTGTGGCAGCCCCTGGTGTTAGACTAAAGTATAATAGCATTTCAGGATGCTTGGCAGGAAGATATGCCAAAGATTAAAAAACTTGAATCACTGTTCAATTAATAAGGAAGAGACAATGAAAAACTTAAACGCACATATTCAATCGGTAGAATTCGCAGTAGATCGTTTGTATAGCTTCGGTCCAATGTGGGACTATGAGCCAATCGCATTCGATGATTGGTGCGACGATTTAAACGATAACCAAATTGAAGAAATCAAAGAACTAGCCAAAGACGTTTACGACGTTGAATGGGATAGAATCCAAAACCTAAACAACATTGAAGACTGTTTACAAGACAAAGAATTGTCGGCAGTATTTAAGCATCGCTACAACGAGGAGTGTTAGAAATGATTAAATTGTCAAAAGCTTCAAAGATGCCGTGTCGTTCATGGTCTCTTCAAGCGCTTGTAACGTGTCCGGCTGCAAAAGATGCAAACGGTAACCTTGTTCCTTCTTGTGCAGGATGCTATGCCACAACGGGGAATTACAATTTACCAAACGTCAAAGCACCACGCGAGCACAACAAAGAAGATTGGAAGCGCAACGAATGGGTTTCCGATATGGTTAAGGAATTGGACAACGATAGATATTTCCGGTGGTTCGATAGCGGGGATATGTACGATGTTCGATTAGCTCGGAAGATTCTCGAAGTAATGAAACAAACACCGTGGGTAAAGCATTGGTTACCAACTCGCATGTATAAATACCAAAAGTTTGCCGGTATCTTAAACGAGATGGAATCGTTGCAGAATGTTGTTGTGCGATTGTCTTCGGACGCTATCGATGGAACAACAATCGACGGTGCGACAACATCCACAATTGCACCAACACCGGACGAAGCGCCAAAGAATGCGACAGTTTGCGAAGCATATCAACGCGACGGAAAGTGTGGTCAATGTCGCGCATGTTGGGACAAATCGGTTGCAATCGTTTGTTATCCGGCACATGGTCAAAAGATGGAAAGACAACTAATCAAATTAAAGATGGTGGCATAGGGGAAGCGAACAATGATTGAATCAAATATCTTCGGCATCGATAACGGTGCCGCATTACTTATCTTAATTTATGGAATCGCAATTCCGACATATGCTTGGATTAAGGGGAAATAACTATGGCCACTTGGTTAGTCACTGAAAGTATCGAACGAGTCAACTACTACACCGTAGAAGCTTCAACACCGGAAGAAGCCGAAGAGTTAGTCAACGAAGGATTAGTAGAACCGGACGACTGGAATTATCTCGACTGTATCGTTACAAAGGTAGAGCAAAAATGACACACTTCGAAAACGCAATCATGCAACTATGCAATCACAACGAAGACTTCAAAACTTGGTTAGCGGATGCAAAAGACTTCGAAGCCGATTTTGACAAACTCGAAGAAATCGCAACGGACTATGACGAACTCTTCAAAGAGTTTCAAAAGATAAGCCAACACTTGGATGGTCTTTTACAACTAATCGACAAAATGCAAGAAATTCGATTGTGATTCGATAATGACAAAACAACGATAGGCTGCACCGGCAACGGTGCGGTCTTTTTGCGTTTTTGTGTGGTGTTTACTACAAAGCATTCTAAGCCGTTCTAAGCTGCAGTAGGGTGTTTTGTAGTAGGTAGCCATTGGTTAGCTGCTAAACGTGGCGTGGTGGGCTTTATATGAAGCCTTAGACGTTGTTTTTAATGGTAAAGGATAAAAGGATATCGATATGTCTTTTAAAAGCACATGGACAACCGAAGAGAAAGAACTACTCAAAAAGCTTTGGAAGCTTGGACACACTGCAAGCGAAATCGCAAAAGAAATCGGCAACGGTAGGACAACGGACCAAGTGAGAATGTTTGTGTCTCGTAACCGTAAAGAATTGGCGTTGACACGAAGACCGGTTACGAATTGGAAAGTCTTGCACAAGACAACACACTTCGAAAGTCTTTGGAGTGGTCCGATTCCATGCGGTCATTGGATGATCACTAAGCCGTGGTCTAAATCAGGCTCTGATGCGTGAAATAGTCCCTGATGGGCTTAACCACCCTGATGCGTGAAATCAGCCCTGATGCCTGGAATCACTGGCTTTGGGGCTGTTTTTGTGGTAGACTCTGATGCTCTTAACCAACTGCAGCAGGAGGCTTTATGCGTTGTAAAGCGTGTAACCAAGGACTGACTGAATTTGAGTCCACAAGAAAAAGCGCATCGACAGGTGAATTTATTGATCTTTGTAATGAGTGTTTCAGATACATTAAAGATGATCTGATTACAACGGAGAATCCAAGCTTGGAATCAATCCAAGACCTGATGGATTTAACCAACTCTGATGACCTGAACTGATTCTCATGTTACGGAGATTTTTGTGCTACCCTTCTTTATATATACTATATAGTATATTAGAGTTGAGCTAGTTCATGTCGATGTTTATTGTTATTACTATTACTAATGATCATCGATATAGCTATTTCAGCTTAATCAGAGGCTAAATTATGGCGAAGTTAACAGACGAATATGAAATGACTGATGTCACCGCTCAAGAGATGGCATTGCACGTTGCAATGTGCGTCAATGCGGAATACATCCAATCTTGGGGAACAGAAGAGTTCCTGACGAAGCTGCTCGAATATGTTCCTGATGAGCAAAATCAGCTTGCAATTATCAAAGTTTTGTGCCAGGGTTCAATTTCCGAACCAAAGGAGAAGACTGATGGATAACATCGATACCTACCTTCTGATGTGTGAACTGCGTAGTCGCTTGTTCAACACGCTTGAGGCTGAAGAGCCTGTTCCAGATACTGTACTTGATGATCTTTGGAGTGAATCAACAGCCGTTGAAGAGTCTTTGAAGTCTCTGATGTATAAACTGGATAATATTACTAAACGTTATGAAAACCAGATGAGGTTGCGTGATGAGTGAGCAAAGTTTATCGAGCATTGTTGGA